CTTTTCCGCCGCTAACGCCTGCTCGAGAATCAGAAACGCCTCAACCTGGCGCGCGCTAAGCGCCTCGAAATTCATTCCACCCAGACGGCGGCGCACTAGGAACTCCTCCACCAGCGCTTCGCTCTCCGGTGTGATCGCCGTTCTCGGGCAGCCCGTTACCGCGACGCTCTTCCGCGCCCAAACGACCGTGTTCGCCCCGCCCTTCGTGCTGTCGGCACTCGTCCAACCGCACCCGCGCCGCGTCTCCAGGCCGGCCCTCCGGCAATCGTCGCACTCCCAACCGGCCTGGTTGGCAAAAAGAAAGTGGAAGGCGACTAGCAGTTTTTTCGCTGTTCCCCGGTTAACCCCGTCGCCGCGCGCACCGCCGCAAGCGCCTCCTGGAACAACTCCTCGGGCGCCGATTCGGCAAGCGCTTCGGGCCCTGCGTCGGCCCCGTCCACCACCAGCCCCGAGACCGTCCTCACGCCCCAAGCCACGTAGATGCGCTCGATCTCCGCGCGCGCGAGCGCCGCATCCATCTTGTCCTCCGGCGATTGCCCCGCCTCCAGAAAGCTCGCCCGCCTCCCGAGTTCCCGAATCCGCCTCATCAGCTCCACGCGACGGTCGAACGACATCCGCGCCACGGTAAACCGCACGCCGGGGACAACGCGTGACTCCACCACCGCCAGGCTCTCGTAGTCACCGCCGCGCGCAGCCATTCTGACTGCTTGCTCCTGGCTCCTGGCTCCTCCCTTACGCGAACGCCACGGCAATTTCATCGTCGATCGTCCCCTGTGCCTTCGATGGCCGGATCTTCCACTGCAGCCGGTTCTGGCCATCGTCGAATTCCGGAACCTCGGGCATCACGCTCTTCAGGTACACCCCCATCAATTGTCCCGGCGCCTCGCCGAGCTGGAACATCACGCTGATCGGCGACTGCTGCCGCGCCGCCTGGTAGAGGGCCTTCGTGGCATCGTCGTCCATGGTGTACAACTCGATGGCCGCTTCCACCGTCCTTCGTCCTGGAGAGATCGCCTGCGGCAACTGTGTGCCGAATTCCCTGTTGCGCGTGTCCAACGCGTTCTTCAACGTGATAGATGCCTTGGTCACGGTGAAAAACTGCGACGCAGTAGCACCCAGCCATGCCTGCCCCATGTGCCCAGGCACGATCGAATAATCAAAGGCGCCCAGAGCAGGCTCCGCCGGAAAGCTCTCCAACTGGGCCGCGCCGCTCGCGAAGCTCGTGCTGTCTACCACGTCCTGCGCTACCCCGCTGAACCGGAACTCGTGATAGTCGCTATTGATCGATATTTCCAATTGATCGACCGCCGCTCCGCAAACCAGCCGCTGCACCGACGTGGCCGGGCTCCAGTAGTCGAATATGCTCACGCTCTTGAGATCCGTGGCCGGGGAGTAAGTCACCGTCCCTGACAGTGAAGAGCCATTCGCCGGCAGCACCGTGAACGGCGCGTTCAGTTGCACGGTCTGCGCGTCTACGATCGCCGCCACAAACCGGATCTCCCCGCCGTTTGCCACTGCCTGGCCGGCGCTCAAGCCGTGCGCGGTCGCGAATCCAATTCTTCCAGTTGCCGTGCTTGACGCCACGCTCGCGCCCGCAAACTGCAGCGGCGCGGCCCCCAGCGCCGCCTGAAACAACGGGCCGTACCCCGGACCCGCGGTTGTCTTGTCCCAACTCGTCAGGTAAGTCTGCAGCTCGAAGTCCGTCTTCCGCCGGACGCCTTGCGGCAAACCGGCGAACGTGCGGCTTCCGGTCTTATCGCGCCGCGTACCCGTCTCTACCTGTTGCCGGACCGACAGCTTTACTGCCGGGATCCGATTGGCGGCCGCAATCGCCTCCGCCTTCCCGAACGAATTCTCCAGCGCCGTGTAGAATCGGTTCGCGTTCGATGATATATATGACGCCATCCTAGCTCCTGCTTACTCCGACTTCGAAAGTCACCTTCGCCGTCTGAATGAAATTCCTCCCGCCCTGCTTTACCGGTCCAAACGAGACCTCATACTCCCCCGTGTAGAACATGCCATCACCCCAGTCCCCGCGCTGTGCATTCAGCATCTGCATCGCGCTGTCGGCATAGAGTTCCAGCCGGTCCTGCAATCCTTCCAGCCGGTCCTGCGAGTGCCGCAGCTCGATCGCCATCCAGACGTTCCCCGAGAAGCTCCGGAACTTCTCTTTGAGCTGGTTGCTGATCTTCTCGCAGTAGATATTGACCGTCGGGTACTTGATTCCTCCGCTTCGTTCTGCCATCTCAGCCGGCACGTTCACGGTTCGCACCTGTGTCGCGTCCACCTGGACAGCCGGATCCGATGCACCTTCCGTCAACGCCGCCAGCCCGGCGTTCAATCCCGCCGGACCGGTGACTCGGTCCGCCACCTTGCTGGTCACCGCGTTTCCGATTCCGCTCACCATCATCCCCTCTGCAAAATCCGCGGCGCCTGCCGCATGTAGCTCGGCGCCTGACCTGTGCCCGCCTGCCGGCTGGCTGTCCCCAGCGCGCTTGGTTGCATCCACCCCTGACCGATCGGAAGCGGGCATACGTTCTGCAATAACAATACGGCCGGGCTCGTGCCGGCATAGACATTCCATCCGCCAGCGTTCGCCGGCGCCTGTACGCACTGCGCTGCAAACGTGCTGCCGCTGGTCGTGATCTGTACCGGCGGCGAGCTCGCTCCTTCTTCGCCCGCGCGATTGATCCACGCCGCCGCGACATAGTACGTGCCGTCCGCGAGTGCGCCCGGCGCCGCCGACACAGCCGGAGCCGCCGCCCGTGCGATCGGATCCTGTGCAATCCCGATTCCGCTCTGGATCAGCTTCTCATGCGCCCACGCAGCCAGCTCGTGATATTCGTCGCGCTTCCGCGCATAGCGGTCGTTGAGCTGGCTGTAGTAAGCATCGCGGTACAGCAGTTCCAGCGCGCGGAACGTATGCCACAACTTCAAAGGCGCCGTAACCACCACCTGGTCGATCCCCGCCCCGCTGACCGGCACGCCGAGGTCAACCCCCACGTTCAGCCGTGATAGCAGGGTCCCGAGTTCCACCCCGATCTCCTCGTGCGCCAGCTCCAATTTCCGCGTGACATCGATCTCCTCCGTCTTCGCCACATCCAGAAGCTGCGAATCGTGGCCCGAAAGATCCTCGATGCTGGAGGCCGGACCATCGTTGAACAGAGCCATTGGATCCGCCTATTCCATTTCCTTCAGGCCGCGCACTGTGGCCTTCAGACTCTCCAGATCGGCCGTGGAAATGACCGATACCTGCAGTCTTGTCGCGGCCGCCGCCTGCTCCGCTGCACGCTTCGCCTCCGCCAGCGCCGCCCGGAACTTCGCTGCCTCTTCTTCGTTAACCAGGTCGGCCGAGCCTTCAATGATCAGCTTCGCCGCGATCTGGCGAGGAACTTCGGTCTTGATCCCGGCTTGCCCGCCATCCGCCGTGCCCTTACTGACCACAACTGGATACTCGTCCAGTATTTTCCCCGCCATGTCGCGAATTTTCTGGTAATACACTCTCAAATCCATATCTTTTGCCTCCTCTGCGCACGAATCCCGGGGGCATCCAGCCGCCCGAATCACAAAAATCTCTCTGCGTTCTCTCTGCGTCTCCGCGTCTCTGCGGTGAATAGGGACGGAGCGCCCGAGCCCCGCCCCCTTCGCGCTGCTAGGTGTTCACCTGCACGCCCGACCCGTTGCGCAGGACGCCGCACCCGTACAACACGTCGACCGTGAACTGCTGTGCCAGGGTATTCGGCTGGTAGCTCATCACCACCCGTATCCCGAAGTTCCCCAGCTCCGCATACTCGGCGATCGCGCCGGTCCCCGGCAGAGGCTGCGGCAGCCGCCGGATCACGAGTCCCATCGCGTCGCGCGTGAACGCCAGGTTGTGGGTCGTCACCGGGCTGCTTCCCGTCTTCTGTACGAACTGCGAGCGGAAAACGAAAAAGTCCTTGATCTTGCCCACGCTGCCGTCAATCAGCGACCGCAGACCGGCATCCCCCGCCGTCTGGAATTCGCTGAACCGCGGAATCTGGCGCCAGGTCGAATACGTCGCGGCATCCACCACCATGAACTTCTGTGACGTGGTCGGCACCTTCGCCATGAAGAGCGCCGTCTCCGCCGCGTCGATCGTCGCCTCCGTGATCGCCGTCCCCGGCGTCCCCACCGGCGCGTTCGCCGTGAAGCCCGCGTACAGGCCGAGCAGGTCGCTCTCGATCTTCTCCGCGATCGCCACCACCGCGGGCTGCATGTAGACCTTCAGCAGGTCGGGTACCGCCAGCACCTTGGTCACATCCGGAATCTGGAACGACGCCTCGGCGTGCGTGTTCAGCACGATCTGCGCGTTGCCCAGGTTCGGACTCTGCAATTGCACCGTGTTGCCTTCCGCGATGTTGTTGGCCACCATCGTCGGAGGAATCGGCACATTCACCGTGTCGCCGGCCTGCGCCAGCACCGGTTCGTAGTCGCGATTCACCAGGTTGCCCATGACAAGGTTCCCTACCAGCACCGGCAGTGCGTCGGCCGCTACCAGCTTTACGATCGCGTTTGCGACATTACTCGAAGTGATAACTCCCAAAACTGTCTCTCCTTTTCTTTCCGTCGCAGCGCACGCTTCAACGTGCCGCCTCGACACTTGTGTCGAGGCGGGCTTCACCCTCGTGCCGCCCACCCCGCCTGTCTTCTTACAGCCCCCGTAGAGTCTGCGATGCCACGCGCACAATCTCTTCCCGTACGCGCTGCATTTCCTCGGCGCTCATACCCGGACGAATCCGCTCCAGGTCCACGGTCTCCCGGCCTGCTGCCGGGGCCTTTTGTGTCGCCGTCATTCCGGTTCCGCCGGCAATCCGTGCCGGGAGAAACTCCGGGTTCTCCGTCACAAACGCGGTCAGGTAATCCCTCACCGGCGTATCGCCGCCTTCGGTACGGGCCACTAGCCGCCCGTCTTCCGTCCGCACGATCCCGTCCTGCACCGCCTTGAACGCAAGATCGATCTTCGCCACACCCAGCCGCTGCAGCTCGGCCCGGACCGTCGAGCTTCGCTCGGCTTCCTCCGCCGCCTTGCGGCTGCGCTTGTTCTCCTCGACCACCTCGTTCAGCCTGCGCTCCAGTTGCTCGCGGCGCCTGCGCTCCTCCTCGAGCTCCGCCTTGTAAGCCGGTTCGCTCCGTGCTTGTTCGCTGTTCACGAACTCCTGCACCGCCTGCCTCACTATGCCTTGAATATCGACGCCTTCCATACGTTCCCTTTGCTCACCTCTTCCTCTCCGCGAATCCTCCGCGCTCTCCGCGGCTCCGCGTTTAACTTTCCACCCCTGCCCCGTCGATTTCCCCCGCCACCCGGTTCTTCACCTCCTGCCGTGTGTCGCACAGATACTTGAATGCCAGCTTCTTGAACACCTGCTTCTTCAGCGTCTCCGAGCGGATCCCCAGGTCCAGCAGCTTCTTCGCGTCATCCAGCTCCGTGCTGAAGTCCCCGATGTCGAACTCGTCCATTCCCGACACGTCGATCGTCACTCCGTCCTGCCGCGCCGCTGCCACCGCCCCCAAAACCTGCTGCATCGTCTCCTTCACCATGTCGCCGTATGCCCGCAACACCTCCTGGGTGACGCTGAAGTCTATCTGCTTGCTCAATCCGCTGATCCGCTCCGTGCTGCTGCTTGTTGCAGCCTGGTTCAACAGGTAACAGACGCGGTAAATCTCGTCCTTCAGCCTTACTAAGTTGTCTGCAGCGATCTGATAGACCTTGCCGTCGGGTTCGGCCCACCCGAAGCGATCCTCTGGCGAAAGTTGGATGTAGTAACTCTCCCCCACCATTTGTTGCCACTCGCGATTCGAGTAAATCACCGGCGTCGCGAACAGCCCCATCGTCAGCGCCCACCCCAGCGCATTCGACTTATTCAGATGTTCCAGTTGCAGCAGGGCCGCCTTGTTCATGAGCCACAAGCCCTCTGAGACCTTCATTTCGAACATGGGCACCCGGCTCAACGACGCCAGCGCGTGCCGGCCTTCGTCGATCAGTTCGATCGCCGTCGATTCACCCTCCTTGCGGAAAACCTGGAACGACTCCCGGTCGTAATAAATCCACCGTGTCTCCTTCTCCCACTTCGGATCCGTCACCTTCGATTGCTGCAGGCACGACGTCCGTATCACAATCCAATCCAGCCCACCCTGCCGGTCATAATTCCAGTTAATAACTTCATCCGCGCTGTAATCGACCAGATAGGCCCGCGATCGCCCCGTCGCATCCTCGTCGGCCCGGGTCAGCAGTGGGCTGTTTACGCGCGGGAAATCGACTACCGTGAAGCTTCTCCCCTTCACCAGCGTCCCGATGAACTGCTGCCGGAAGAACTCATGTAGTGTTGTGCCCTTCAGGTCGCAGTCTTCGGAAAAGACGTTGTAAAACGCCTTGGAGCCTGGATCGTTCCCGTCGAATATCAGAATTGGCTCCCGCCGCATCAGCGTTGCCGCGTACCAGTCGATAATCGATCCGATGTAATTCTCGTAGAAAATCCGGCTCAGCCGCTCCGCGTATACTTCCGCCGGCTCCTTGTGACGCCGGACCAGGTAGTCCGCCGCGTTGATCCGCAGTCTCTCGCCGCCTGCGTAGAGATCCTGGTATTGCTTCCACATGCTCTTGCGAGCCACGTAGTCGGGATGTTCCCGGTTGATGCTCTGCGTCATTGAACCTTTCCTTTTGCTCAGCGGGGCAGGCCCGCCCAGACCTGCCCCGTATAACCGGTAATTCGGGGCCACCAACCCGCACTGCCGGCCTTCCGCGGTTGCGCGGAGCCTTGAAACTAAAAAAGCCCCGCGATTTCTCGCGAGGCCCGCAACCGCTCTCCTGACTTGAAACTAACACCCGGCTTGCCGATCGCAGCCGGGGCGAATCTTCATCCGCTTGATAACAAGTCAGATAAAAATCTTATTGGTTGGTGAATAGAAATTTTCCGCCGCTCGAAAGCCTTACATGAAATCGTTCCGCCCCAGTAAGTCGCTGCAAACGGTCCACCTTTGGCCCCTCCACCGTCAGGTAAAACCGCTTCGGCCCCATCCACAGGTCTCGGAACTGCGCATCGTCGATGAACACGTCCTTCGGCGCGTCCGGTGCATACGACCCATAATCCAGATTGTTGACCCGCCCGTTCAGCAGTAGCGCCCGGCGGTTTGTGTAGAAGAAGACCGACGAGAACGTGTAGTACTGATCGTCCACAATCAGTCCCCCCGGCGGCGACTTCAGAAGAGCCTCCGCCAGCGGCCGCGACGACAGGTACGGGTCGAATACCACCAGCGCCAGCCTTGCTGCGTGGAAAAACAGCACCAGCATCGCCGCGAACCCCGCCACCGGCAATCGGCTCCGCCACCCGGCTATCGCGCCGGTCGCGAACGCCGCTCCCGCCACAGCCAGCGGCAATTTCAGATACGCGAACGACTCGAGCGTCAGGTCCAGCATGTGTCCCAACGACAGCGTGTATACGTCGGGATTCGAACTCAACGCCGACGAGATGTCCCCCGGAGACGCCATTCCCCTCACCATCCACAAAATCGCGCACACGGCCGCGAAGGCCAGCGTGACCGCCGCCGCTGCGATCTTCGTCGCCGCCTTCAGCCATGCGCTGCCGCTCGCCATCGCGCACGCCAGCAGCATCGCCAGTGCCGGATAGCACGGCATCGAGTAATATTCCTGCGTCGTCGAAAACGTGAAGAACAGCAGGATGAACCCCGCCCAGCATAAACACAGCAGCCGTGTCCGCGCTGCTCGATCCCCTCCCCGGTACTTCAGCCGGAATGCCGCCGGAAAATACAGGCTCCACGGAAAAAACCAAAGCAGGTGGAACCCCCAGAACAACCATCGCGGCACCGTGTTGTAATCTCGCGGATAACGCAGGTTCAGAAATCGCAGCAGATGTTCGTTGATGAAATAGAACCAGAAGAACCCGTGATACGAGCCCTTCTCGCTGTGCATTGTGAAAT